CTTGCTACTACGCTGTGCAAGACCAAGAACCCGACCCGCAAGATGCCGAATTGATCGTTGCCAAGCACCGCGCCGGCCGCACCGGCACGCTCAACCTCACATGGCGTCCCTCGCTCACGCGCTTTGAAGGCACTGCCCCGGTCGGCCGCACCAGCGACAGCGATGGCTCGGTCTACGCGCCGGCGAAACAACTTTGGGAGGCCATCAATGAATAGCCGAGCCAAAGGCGCCCGCGGAGAACGCATGTGGCGCGACGAGTTGCGCGAAGCCTTTGGCGACTCCGGTATCCGCCGCGGCCAGCAGTTCAGCGGACTCGGCGACTCGCCGGATGTGGTTTGCCCATGTCTGCCAGACATCCACTTTGAGGTGAAGTTCTGCCAGGTCGTGAAGATCCGCGACTGGATGGCCCAAGCCATCCGCGACGCCAAGGCCAAGCTCTTCCCAGTCGTTGCCCACAAGCGCAACGGCGAGGAGTGGTTCATCACGCTCCGCGCGCAGGACTTCCTCACCATCCTTCGCCGCTCCGATTTTCTAGTCCCAACACAAACAACCAAATGAAAAAACAAAATAAACCAGACACAATCAAAACACCTGTCGGCACCGTTGAGTGGGCACACTTGATAACGCCAGACACGAAGTACAAGGAGGAAGGTCAATACAAGCTCGACTTGATTATGTCGTCAGCCGACGCCCAGCCAGTCATTGACGCTATTGCTGAAAAGTACGATGCATTCTATGCGGCACAGCTAGAGGAGACCGGCAAATCCAAGCTCAAACGCTATGACCTTCCTTGGGAAGAAAATGACGGCGACGTGAAGTTCAGATTTCGCAGAAAAGCCGTCATTCAAACAAAGAAGGGGCCATGGGACCGCAGACCCAGTGTCACCGACAAAAACGGCCAAGAAATCACGCAGCGCATCAGCAACGGCTCAAAGGCCCGAGTGGCATTTGAGTTGTATTTTTGGAACACGCCAACACTCGGCGTAGGCGTCACCCTGCAGCCGTGCTTCGTGCGCGTTGAGGAGCTTGTCGAATACAAGTCGGCTGGCGACATCTCGCCTTTTGACACGGAGGAAGCCAAGCCCGCCGCTCGCAAGACCGGCACCGACGACGAAGAGATCACCTGGTAACCCTCATGCCAGCCAAAAGCACCACACGCAAACCCAGCACCAAGGGCAAGGCGGCACGCGCCGCCAAGCCCGCGGCGCCGGATCGCTTCACGGAGGACGGCCGCAAAATCGTACGCCTCGAGAAGACCCGCGCCCACCAGAAGTATCCGCTGAAAGACGGCACCGATGTTCCGGGCGCCTCAACCATCGCCAAGATCGGCGAGGACAGCAGCGGTCTCATCCACTGGGCGTGGAAACTCGGCATGGATGGCCAAGACTACCGGAAGGTGCGCGATAAAGCCGCCGATATCGGCACCATCGCCCACTTCCTCATTGAGTGCTTCCTGCACGGTCACGTTGCCGACCTCTCTGAGTTCAGCCCCGCGGATGTTGAGAAGGCCACCATCGCCTTCAACAACTTCAAGCGCTGGTGGGATGACGAAGGTCTCACCGTTATTGAGCCGGAGGTGCAGCTTGTCTCCGAGGAGTATCTCTTCGGCGGCACCATCGACGCACCCAGCCGCGACCGTGACGGCAAGATCGTCCTCCTCGACTGGAAGACATCCAAAGCCATTGTCGGCGCGCACAAGATCCAGTTGGCCGGCTACGAGCAACTCTGGAACGAGAACCGCCCGGACATGAAGGTCCAGCGCCGCGGCATCGTCCGCATCGGCAAGGAGTCGCCGGATGACTTCGAGGTGTCGTGGATCTTTTCCGCAGAACCCCTGTGGGAAAACTTCAAGGCCCGCCTCGCACTCCACTACGCCAACCTCCGGCTCAAGAAAGCCGCCTAATGCCCCCACGCAGAACCATAGCCATCGTCCGAAAGAAACTCGGCCGCGAAAAAGCGGACGGCATGACCATGGGCGACGGCAAAGTCTATATCGATCCGCGTCAATCCGGCGCGGACGAGCTGGACACGGTTCTGCATGAGCTGCTGCACCATGTCTGCCCTGACATGAGCGAAGAAGCAGTTGCCGAGAGGTCCGCCACGATGGCGAGGTCGATGTGGAAGGATAAATGGAGGCGCGTCCACGAATGACCGCTGCCGGCTACATCCTCATCGGCCTTGCCTTGGGCGTAGTGCTTGGCGCCCTGGCAGCCTACGGAGGCATGTTCGCCTGGGCCATCCGCTACGGAAACAACGAAGAAGAATAATTATGAAAAAACCCGCAGGACTTTACGCCAACATTCACGCCAAAAAGGCCCGCATCGCCGCCGGAAGCGGTGAGAAGATGCGCAAGCCCGGTTCTGCCGGCGCGCCTACTGCCAAAGCATTCCGCGCATCCGCCAAGACCGCCAAAGCGCGCCGATGACATCCGGTTTTCTCATCGCCTTGGTCGGATTGATCTATTTCACGGTCGCCATCGACCTCGGCCTCATCCAGCACCGCTACTGGCACGGTCTGATCTGGCTCGGCTACAGCATCGCGCAAATCGGGCTATGGAGAGTAACCATTTATGACTAAGCCCCGAGATATGTACGACCTGACGGCCCATCCGAGCGACACGCCGGAGATCAAGGCCAAACTCAAGCAAGCCATCAAGCTCTTCCATGAGGTTGGCAAAGAGCGCGCAACCAACAAGCTGCCAGCCTTGGCTGCGGCGTTCGCCGCGCGCAAGCGCAAACAATCCAAATGACTTTCAAGTTGCAGGCTCAAGCGGGTTCTCGCCGGCGTTCATGTGGTGTGACGCCGCGGACCATCTCCGGGATGCCCAGCTCCACCGAGCGAGACGAGTGGGGCGCCTGCACATCTTTTTCATGATCTCTTGGCCACCCCAAAACTTCCGCGTTGAGGTAGACGGCATCGGCATCTGCCGAGTCCTCTACGTTGTCGCACAGGGCGGCCTTGAGAACGATTACGTCACTGTCTGCCGCGAGAATGGCGGCCGGTGGCTGACCGCGCGCATCGACCAGCTCGCCTGCGCGGAGAATCCGACTTTGGACATTTTGGGCGCTGGCTAGGCAATTCGTAACAACGGTCCTGGGGAGGACCGAGCGCTAACCAGCCAGCGCCCATTACATTTTAGGAGAGGAGCGCCGCGGAGTCGGCGCAGTGGAGTGAGTGAACGAACATCAGACACGGTTTAAGCCGTCGCCGCACCCTGTCATGCAGGTCGATCTCGACTTGCTCGAGAAACTGGGGCCGGACGAAGGCTGGAAATACTTAAAAACGAGGGAAGAACTGATCGCCCGCGAGGCATCAGACCCGTTTCGCTATGGCTACATCCCGCCGGTGTGGAAGCGCGCGTCAGAGCTGCTTGAAAAGCACCGCGAGATCCTCGTCATGGGCGGAAACCGCAGCGGCAAGACCGAGTGGGCGGCCAAGGAGGTCATCAAGACTATGTATTCCAAGCCCGGGGCCGTTGTCTGGTGCTTTCAAACCACTGCTCCGAACAGCATTGAGCTTCAGCAGCCGCGCATCTGGAAATACATGCCGCCGGAGTGGCGTAACGCGCGCAAAGGACAGGTCACCAACATCACCTACAGCGTCAAGGGCGGATTTACTGAGGGAAAATTCGTTGCGCCGAACCAAAGCATCTGCGTGTTTCGTAATTACGCGCAAGATCCGAGCACAATTGAAGGTGGAGAGGTCGATTTCTGCCACGCAGACGAATTGGTGCCTCTTGATGTTTTAGAGACGTTGCGATTTCGCCTCGTAGACAGAAACGGCAAGTTGGCCGTCACCTTCACCCCAGTGCAAGGCTGGTCGCCGACCGTGGCCGACTATTTGTCTGGCGCCAAGACCGTCACCGATACGGACGCCGAGCTGCTGCCCCTCAAAAACGACAAAGGCGAGATCTCCGGCTACGACAAAGTGCCCATTGAGCAGATGAATCCGAAAGGTCGCCCGATCCTTTACTTCCACACCCAAAGCAATCCTTGGGCCGGCTGGTCTCGGATGAAAAAAGAGCTGCAGAGCGAGACGAAGGAAAAAATCCTCTGCCGCGCTTACGGCGTCCCAACCAAAGCCATCAGCGGCCGCTTTCCCTTGTTCAATCCCAAGGTCCACGTCATCCGCGCCTCGGATGTCCCGCAAGGCACCCGCTACCATTGGGTCGATCCGGCGTCTGGCAAAAACTGGGCGATGATTTGGACGGTGCATGACACTGCCGGCCGCATCGTTGTCTACCGCGAGTGGCCCGACCAAACGTCATACATAGAGGGCATTGGTTACGCCGGCGAGTGGGCGCTTCCCGATGGCAAGAAGCTCGACGGCAAGCCCGGACCCGCGCAGCAAGACTTCGGCTTCGGCCTTGAGCGCTACAAAGACGAGATCCTGCGCGTTGAAGGCGGCGAGGAAATCTTTGAGCGGTGGATGGATTCGCGTTATGGCAACGCCCGCACGCTCGGCAAGGAATCCCCAACGACCCTCATCGACGAGATGGCCGACCTCGGCATGCTCTTCACGGCGACACCGGGCGACAGCATCGATGAGGGCGTCAGCATGATCAATGACGCCCTGTCATACAATCCCGAGAAGCCGGTGGACGCGCGCAACCAGCCGAAGCTGTACATCAGCGAAAACTGCAAAAATGTCATCTACGCCCTACAAACTTACACTGCGGCTGACGGTAAAAAGGGAGCAACCAAGGACTTCGTCGATCTGCTTCGTTACGTTTGCCTCTCCGACGCCATCAACGTCGAGGGTGACATCCTGCGCAGCCACGGAGGAGGCAGCTACTGATGACCATGTCGCCGCCATCCCCGCCCAGCCGCCTGCGCCCCGGACGCCGCGGCAGTGACATCCCGCGCTGCGGCATCTGTGCCAAGCCGCTTCGTATCCAAGATGTCCACGGCCACGACACCCACTACGGCCCCATCTGCCGGGAATGCGGCCCGCATATGCAGAATGCCATCCATGCGCTGGAGATCATCGTAATGCGTCGCGGATGACGCCTTAACCCATACGAACGACTGTATTCGCCATTCGCAAACCCCGAACACAAACATCATAAAGCTCATGGCGGTGCGGCGTGGAGCAGGACACGCAGCCAGACAGTGGTCTGACACAAAATAACAGCAAAATATGTGTCACAGCGGGTGCAAATCC